CTTGGGCAGCCCGAAACCATCCAACTTGCTATTCTCGCATGTCTCATGCTTATCTGCTACAAGCTTTTCATTGGCAATGGCAAAAATTACGTACCGCGTGAGCTGGAGGACTTTGTCGATAGTGTTTCAAGGGAAGTTGCACTACCGTCAGGTTCTCTCGTGGAGGAGGTGGTCGTGTGCTCTGGTCGCAAGCCCAGAGTACGGTACTCCGCCCGTTTGATTTTGGAAGCGAAAACTGAGTTTGGCTTACTGAAACCCATAGAGTCCAACCGGTTGATGGTTAGGAAGTGGATGCGTGACACTGCTAGGGGGCATGGCCTCCGAAACACTCACATAGCCATATTTCTTGACCAGGCAGTGTCTATGTTCTTCATTCCAAGCGAACATGACATTGTTAACGCCCAGATTAAATATACCGAGACTGCGATCATGCAGTCTGCTCGGTATGAGCAGAGGTATGACACCAGAAATGGTGCCAGCCCCTCTGCTTGGGTGCCCAGCTAGGGTCGCCTTGGTGTGATATCCGGGATGCAGTGCGTTGAGTCCTCCCTCACGCATCCCACATTGAGGATATCTAAAACTAAGGGCGGCCAATTCCGTGAGAGACGGTATTACCAGATTGGTGGCATGGCCATGCCGATCAATTACACCGTCCATCACTCCAACATTGTAAACTTGTCTAGGGCTTTGTTGACAAGGGTGTTCTACGTTAAGCGTGGTGACACCTATATCAGCACTCCTAAGCCCTGCAAAGGTGCCTACAAGCGTCTTAATTCGTTCAAAGCCCGCATGTGTAGATATCTTCCATCGACCACCCCCATCCCTCGGCTCGACTTTTCGAGTCTATATGAGGGTCGCAGGAAGACAATCTACGCCATGGCGGCAGAGTCCCTCCAGTCACACTCAGTCACACGGAAAGACTCTAGAATCAAGGCCTTTGTTAAGGCAGAGAAGATCTGCCTCAAGGACAAGATCGATCCAGATCCGCGAGTCATTCAGCCTCGAGACCCGCGCTATAATGTTGAGGTCGGTAGGTATCTCAAACCTATCGAGAAGAGTTTATATCAGGCTGTAGCAAGAATTTTCCATGAACCAACAATTTTCAAGGGATTTAATGCTGCTGACAGTGGTAAGTTGATGCGTAGAAAGTGGGAAAAATACCAGTCACCAGTTGCAATCGGGCTAGATGCCAGTCGTTTCGACCAGCATGTATCTCGTGAGGCACTTGAATGGGAACATTCCATCTATATGCATGTGTTCAAGGGTTCCCCCGAGTTGGCTAGGCTATTATCATGGCAAATAGCCAATAGAGGGGTGGGTTATTGTACAGATGGACGTCTTGAGTATGAAGTTGATGGTTGTCGTATGAGTGGTGATATGAACACTGCTCTTGGCAACTGTCTCATTATGTGTGCTCTCGTACACGCATACGCCAGTCGGCGCTTACCAAAATTTTCCCTGGCCAATAACGGCGATGATTGCACTTTGATATTTGAGCGGAAATACCTTCACAGGATTTCCGACCTGGCTCCCTGGTTTTTAGAGATGGGTTTCACCATGAAAGTTGAACCACCGGTGTATGAGTTTGAGAAAATTGAATTTTGCCAAACCCACCCGGTTTATGACGGTTCATCCTATATCATGGTTCGAAATTTCCCTCAATCATTGTCCAAGGATGCCATAAGTATCAAACCACTCGACTCCCGCGCGTATTTCAAGCGCTGGATGAAGAGTGTTGGTGACTCGGGGATCTCACTCACCGGTGGGCTTCCCGTGTTGCAGTCATACTATCGAGCTTTCCAAAGAGCCGGACTTGGTGTCAGGCCTATTGGATTGGACTCAGCCCACGAAACAGGGCTTCGAGTGTTTGCTCATGGCATGACACGCACAGTCAAACCCGTATCGCAACTGTCCAGGTATTCATTCTACCTGGCCTTTGGCGTTACGCCGGAGGAGCAAATGTGCTTGGAAGAGTACTATGATTCCTTCACCCCACAGTACAATCCGCAGAGTCTGGACTCTCCGGATTTCTTACCACCTTGGCTGTAGTCTCCAGGACTATAACTGGATTGGGTGGTGTCTTTTAAACGGACCAAAACGTTCCCGATAGGGGTAAATATTTACGTGCTAAACAGAATGCCGAGAGACTGCACGGATCCACCCAGAGGTGGGAAGACACCATGAACAGTCCCGTTTGTCATATTGCGGGACCCAATACAAATATGATAAGATCACGTAAAAAGAAACAGAATGGTAAGAAGAGGAAGGTGAGGATTAACCCTCAACAGGCCTCAGTCAGCGTCCCTCGCGGTCCCCAGGGTTTTACTGTGCCCGGGTCTGCGTATGGCGCTGTGTCAGGAACGAAAACTTACCTCCCATTGCAATCTGGTATGGGTCGTAAGATGGTGGTTGCCAACTACGAGCAAATTGTGGTTGGTAGCGGCCTTACGGGCACTGGAGGCTTCAATATCGGTGGGCTGGTACTAAATGCCGGTATCACTGCAAATTGGCCGTGGCTTGGTAGTGTTGCAACTCCCTACCAGAAGTTTTGCTTCAAGTTTCTGCGATTCATTTATGTACCGCAGACACCAACCACAACCCCGGGGTCAGCATTTCTTTATGCAGCATATGACCCCATGGATACTGCCCCAGCAACCCTTGCCGCCGTCTCAGCGTCAGAGTCATCAACCATAGGTAACGCGTGGTATGGTGGCCCTATCAACACCGAGATAGCGTTTTCCAAGACACTGTCCATCAAAGATAGTATATATCTTGACTTTGACCTGTCCAAACTCACCC